TGAGCGTGATCTCGCGAGCCATTAGAAGTTCTCCGAAAGAACGTTGAAATCAGCGAAGTTTGGGAAAGGCTGAACGAGATCGACATTCCCCGCTCTGTATATGCCTTGAAGATCTGCAACGGTGTCCACTTGGCCGAGTTGATTTCTCCTCGCACTCTGGATCATGTGCAGGAATTCATCCTGTCGAAACTTGTGCGTGATCGAGAACTTCTCAAGGCCGATCCTCGAAGCATTCGCGCCGAGATACAGAACTTGCCCGATCGGTGCGCCTTGAAAGATTGTCGAGTTGCGACGGCCTCGCGCCTGTCGAATCTTGAGCGATCGCTCAGGGAAACTCGCGGCAGACACGGTTTCCGTGATCGTGATATCGCTCATGCGAACAAGGATCGAGAGAGGAACTCCAGATTTGTCGATCGGAGTTCCTCCGCAATCAAGACCAGTCTGCGTTCCGTTTGACGGAATTGTTGGACCTGTGCGCCATGCTTCGCGAAACTCAGAAGCGTAGTCGATCGTAATCTGCACATAGCCTTCCTCATTCGGAAGTTTGTCTCCCGGCTCTGTGTTCTCGTAGGTGAATTCCACTTCCCACACGTTGCGCGATTCGGGAATGTGCTTGATCGAAAATGCCGTCGCGAAGATCAATTTCTCATCGGGGAACTCTTCGCGGATGTCAGGCAACTCGACTCCGAAATGATCCTTGACCATCTTCGGAGATGTGAGCGGCGCAGCATCGTCCCAACAACGGAAAGTTCGGCTCGCGCTGACGCGGCCTCCGCTGTCGCTGAATCCTCGCGTCTCCTGCAACTCAACAAACTCGAAAGCCATTAGACGAATCCTCCACTCGTTCCAGAGTTTGCGACGAGTGCCTCGATGCCTCGAACCATGCGCTCATCGTTGCGCTTCTTGTCGGAGTCTGGATACGCATCGAATCGGAAAGTTCCGAGCGCGGTATTCGCGCCGTTGATGCCTGCGGCCTGCGAAGAGATGCGCTCTTCTTCCATACGCGCGACCTCTTCCATCATTTTGACGCGCTCTGCATCGGCCTTCTCGCGAATGCGAGCGGTCTTCTCGTCGGCCTTCTCCTTGTCACGTTGCGCCTTCTCGTTGGCATCGGTCTCTTTCTTCGCGATTTCATTTGCGGCGCGTTTCTCTTCTTCAATTCGAGCATCGGCAGCGGCCTTGTCTGCGGCCTTCTGCTTGTCGAGTTTGTCGCGCGTCTCGTCTGCGTTCGATTGGATCTTCGCTTCATACAGTCGACGAATCGCGTCAGCCTGCGCCTCGTTCGCGGCATCGGCGACACGCAATTCCATTTCGGTCTGAAGGCGTTCTTCTTCGTTCAAGCCTCGAAGGAAGATCGCGCGTTCCGCTTGGCCCGTGCGCTCAAGTTGGCGCATCTGCGCTTCGAACTCTGCCGCGCCTGCCTCCTGCTCAAGCCCAAACGTCTGGCGAGCCTCTGCTTCTTGTCCCTGCGCGATCTTGCGCTGACGATCCGCGCGAGCCTGCGCGTCTGCGAGTTCCTGCTCGACGCGCTCGGCAAACTGTTCATTTGTCTCCGCGCCGAAAGCATTCATCAGCGACGTACCGATCGCCGTTCCGATTCGGTAGGCCGCGCCGATGATCGGCGTCGACTTCGCGAGGCTATCGAGCGCGGAGCCGATGCCTTCTTCTCCGGCTTGCTCCGCGAAATCCGCGACTCGATCGAGGAGTTGAATCGGATTGAGGAAGCCTTCGATCTTCTTTGAGACGCTTCCTGCCGACTTCTGAAGCCATCCGCCGAACTTCGACTCGTATTGCTTCGCTGCGCCTTCGGCCGACGCTGCGGCCTTCGACTCTGCCTCGACGAGATCGCGCTCCATTGCGGAGTAGTTCGCGCGAACGTCAATGTAAATGTCGCCGCCTTTCATGTGATGCTCCGCTCTACATATCGTCGCGCCCAGTCGCGCGAATCAGTCGACGCAGTCTGACTCGACTCGTAGCCTTTCAAGCAAAGCATGAGATGTCGGTCGAATTCGGCGCACGTCAGATCGAGCGGATTCCCAAGCCCTGCGGCAGTTCGAGCGATGAGATGCGCCTCCGCGAGATAGTCACGCGGCATCGGCTCGCGCGGAGGCCCAGTCAGTTTCCCGATTGCTTCTCTTCTCGATCTTCGTTTCCGAACCCGAGCGCACGAAGCGCGATCTCTGTGGCTCGCTTCGCGTCGACCGAATCCGCGATCAATTCTCCGAACTCGCTCGCGGCGCAGAGAACGCGCAGAGAGCCTGCGAGCGTGTAGCAGTCCAGAACTAGGGCCGAAGCGACGAGAGCGTCTCTGCGAGCCTTCTCGACGGCCTGAAGCGAAACGGGAAGGCCTGCGATCTCCGCTGCCTTCCGCGCTTCTTGTGCTCGAATGTCTGCGAGTTCGTTCGTGAGCGCGATACGCTGACGAACGGTCAAAGGTCGAATTGCGACGACGCGACCATCAGGAAGCGTCTCGTTCCAAGGGTGAACCATTAGTCCTTCTTTTTCGATTTAAGATGTGCGAGAAACTCGTCGCCGTTGACGACGAGAGATCGATCGGATGCGCGTCGAACTGTATACGAATCGAGATCCGCGAGGCTGACTTCGCTCGCGTTCATCGCGACTCGGACTGCCGCTTCCTCTTCGAGTCGTCCTCCGCTGATTCGACGCGAAATCGTTCGGCCTTGTTTCGTGACGAGAGTCACGATCCAGTCTGCATCGGAAGGCCGGAATAGAGGAATGACTTCAGTAGCAGAGATGCTCATGAGATCAGCCAAGTGACGACGGGAGCCGCGCCATCCGCGTTCTCGAAGTTGACCGTCATCGTCGTGTCGCCAGTCTTGTTTGAATTGAACGCGAATGAGGAGAAGACACAGTTCGATGTGATCTTTGCATCGTTCGTGCTGTCATAGAGCGTCAGGCTCAAGGCAGGCCGCGTAGTCGTCGTGTCCTGCGACGAGACGAGAATGAGATTCGTGTGGCTCGTAGAAGTGCCTGCCGTCGAATCGACACCGACGACCGCATTGAGCGATCCCGTGAGATCAAGCATACCGAGACGCTTGCGCTGTCCGGTATCGCCGAAAGCGGTCAGAGTTGAAACGGGCCGCGAGAGCGTCGCGGCGAAACTCTGCACCTTGAAAAAGGTCTGGACGGTCGTCGTGGTTCCGATCGTGTAGGAGACGTTTCCGTCGTTGCCGATGAGGTAGGTATCGATAGGCATGAAGTTTCCTTATGTGTCGTGCGCGACGAATCGCCACCGTTCAATCATCGTCCAACCATCATCAGCGAATGATGGCACACCGCGCTCAATGCGAACTCCGCGAAGCGCGTCGAAGCCTGTGACCGCGATCGGAGTCAAGAATGCCGTCGCGAGGCCGTCCGAGATTGTGTACGCGTCGATCCCGTTCTCGTTGTTGTACTGAATCGCGAACTCCATCTCCACTTCGTGCCGCGTGATCGCGCCGAAGAATGGAGTCGTCCTCACAGTCGCCGTATAGACGAGAAGAGGAAGATTCGCGTTTGCAGGCGCGGAGTTGTAGTAGATCCGCGATGAGAGCGCGGTCGTGATCGCCGTCGTCGCATAGAGCCGAGTCTTCACCGCATCGAGGATTGCTTTGCTCATGGAGTCCTCGCGAATTGCTTCTTGATCGCGATCTCGAAGAATCTCACGGAGATCTTTGATATCTGCGGAAGCGTAGGCTTGATGTAAGGCCGAGGCTTCATTCTTCGAGTTCCGAATTCAAGCATTGGTGCATATGGAACATTGCTTCCATATCGAAGAACTATCGATCGGCCATCTTCAAAGATATTCGCGAATCCGTCTGGACGATTTCCAACTGTCTCGACGCTCCACGAAGCACGAAGGCGATTCGTATTCACCGCAGGAGGTTGTCCCGGAAGCGATGCGCGATGGTAGCCACGCGCTCGGAGATTCCGACCTTTCGCGCTCCCCTTCGCGACGCGATAGAGGAAACCCATTCCGGGCCGCGAAAGTTGACGGCGAACAAGACGAGAAGAACCGACGAGCGTCGCATTCATGCCTTCTCGTAAACCCACTCGCATCGTTTCGAGAATCGCGTCGTGATTGAACTTCGCTCCGCTCAAGGTGCGCCTCCTGCGCCGACTGCATCAGGCTCGACTTCGACGCAGTCGACGACCGTCATATTGAGAGCAGGACGTGCGCCAGTCTGACCGAGTTCCGCAGGATTCACGACACCAGTGACGCGCCATTGACGAGCCGTCAGACCTTCCGAGTCGTGAATCTCGTAGTCGATTCCGATCGTGAGTGCGCCGGCAAAGTAAATCGTCGCGGAAGTTCGGCCTTCGTATCGGCCTTGAATGACTGGCTCGCTTTGTGAGGCAGGCTGAATGAATCCTGTCGCCGTAAAGACGCGGCCATACTGACGAGAGATCGATCCGTCTGATTCAACCGTGTACGCCGGAAGACGAATGTACAGCGTCATTCCGAACTGATTCACAAGCGTCTCGATGCTCAACGGAGCCTCCGATACGAATCGAGAACCAACTTCGTCGACGAGTCGAGATCCGACACAGATCGAAGCGAGTACGAGTATCCGCCGAGCGATTCGCTCTGAAGGCTCGGATCGCGCTTCCGCGAATTGAAGAGCCTCGATGCCATCTCGATCGTCGTCTGTTGAAGATCGTACGGAATCGTCGCATATCCTCCGGTATAGTCGACGAGGAATCCTCGATACCGATGCAGCGTCGGACCATAGATGATGCCTCGATCGTAGTCGATCGCGTAGTCGGTCAGCGCATCGTTTGGAGCCTCAAGGATCGCGGTCTGTTTCTTGAGGTCGATCCCTGCGAGTTTCCGCAGATAGTGCGACTTGGTGTTGACGATCGTCGTCGCAGCGAAGCCAGTCGTTCCGGAAATCGCCGAAGCCATCTCTGTAACGGTATCGTGACTTCCAAAGGCGAGCGTCGTCGAAGTTTCGTGTCCGTTTGAAGCCACTCGGAAAAGATGAATGTGCTCTCCATTCACCGAGATCGTTGAGACGATATCGCTCGCGAGATTCGAGACGACCGAAAGCACGTTGTCGCCGCCGACTCCGACGAAGCGCACGTTCTCGACTGGATTGTGCTTCAGCGCGACTCGATCGGCTCCGTATGTGTCGTGCCACTCGTAGTACCGCTGCGAGACGAAGTTCCGAGCGCAGTATCGTTGAATGAAGTCACTCGCTCGATCGATCAGGCTCTCCATCAGCGCATCGTCGGTCGTCGTCGTCACGCCGAGATATTGCTTCAGACTGACCAGAGTCGTGAGTGAGTTCGTCGCTACGGCCATCGGCTCTCCTTGGCTTCTTCTTCGGCGTTTGATTGAGTCGAGTCGAATCCACAAAGAGCGGAGCAGGCTCGATCGCGTGTTTCGCGTATCCCTTCGAGACGAGCGTCTTCGCTGCTTCGTGCGAGACGTTGACGATCGTTCCAGCTCGAAGATCTCGTCGGCCTACGCCGTCGACGTGTATCGCGCAGTTTCGGAGAACGATTAGAAGGTCATGCATTCGATCGGTCTCCCGTCTTCATGGTATTTCGAAAGATATTGCGTGATCGATCGGCAGTCTTCGGCAGGCCACGTCACGACGTTCTGAAGATGGCCAATGCGAACGCGCGGACAGAGGCAAATCTTCTTCCCTGCTTCGCGGAGACGATTCCAGAAGAAGATGTCGTCATCGACGCGGCCTTCTCCCCAAGTGCCTTCTTTGTTCGGAACGCCGAGGAAGAGAGGACGAGCGAGATCTCGAAGAGAATCGAGTCGAATCAGCGTAAGACCGAAATGTCCCGTGTTCATTTCGAGCGCGTCCGTGTAGAGCCGATCTTCCGTCATCTCCCTGAGAAGCGTTCCGTCGTCGTTCTTGATCGAGAAGAGCGGAAGATCTTTATCTCGTCCGATCTGAAGCGGACAGAGCGCGTCGACATCAGGTCGCGTCTCCATCACTTGCCAGAGACGAATAATGTCTTCAGCGTCAAAGATCGAATCGTAGTCGACCGTCAGAACGTACTTGATTCCTTCCATCGTGAGGCAAGTATCGATCAAACGTTCGAGGCATTGGCCCCAGAAAACTCCGGTTGATCGCGAGACGTTGAATCCTAGTTTGGCCGACGCTTGATGCAATTCATTT